TGAAGTTCTATCACTTGTTAAATCTAAACTATCACCTAGTTCATTATCTAGTTTAGTTAGCAGTGCTATTTCTGTTCTAGCTTTCTGCATTGATTGTACTAGAGTTTCTTCTTCCTCTGTTAATCCTTCTATTGAACTCATTAGTTTCTCTATTTGCTGTTCAGACACACCATATAAAGGCATTAACTGTTTAAGGGCATTTTCATAGACTTTTAGTTTTTCGCCTTCTTCATCATATTCCTGCCCTAATTCTTCTTTTTTATCTGCTAACATTTCTATATTTTGGATTTCTTGTTGGTATGCTTTGATTATCTCATCTCTTTTTTTAATCTGTTCGTCTGGTTCTGAATTATCTATAGCATTGTTAGCAGCTATTACAGCTTGTTTTAGTTTATCATACCCTTTAGTATTGGGTGTAATACCACTATCTAATAAACCAATAAATGCTTCGTTCATATATTCTGCTTTTTCTGCTCCATTATTCATTTGAGAAGTGAACTCAACAAAATCATTAAATAGTTTCTGCACTTCCTCAGAAGTAGGTTCTAAACCACCATTAAGTAGTTTCTCTAATCCAGACTTAGTTGCTTCTGCATATCCTTGAAGAACCTCAAATTGACTACCTAACAGACCTGCTTCAAGTTGCTCATCTACATTTTTTAGTTTTCTCTCTACCTCTGATAATATTTTGTCTATATCTTCCACTGTCAACCCAGCAGTCAGGGTTGTTTCTGTGCCTAACTCATCTAGCACCTCACCCATTTTTCCATCAAAGGCTTCAAAATCCATAGCTTCTAAGGAATCAAACAACCATTCCTCTAAACCATTAATTGCATTATCTACAGCAGGTTTAACTTTTTCTAAACCACTGGTGATTGCTTGTGATATAACTCCTCCAACATCATCAGTGTTCATTTTCTCTATTTCTAAATCAGCAACACCCTGCTCTAAAAATGATTTTAAACTCTCAAAAGTATCAAAATTTTCTCTTATATCCACATCAATATCTAAACCTTTTTTAATGTTATCTTCCCATTGATCAATAACTTGTTCGGGCACATCTGCTATACTTTCCCAACTGTCCCCTAATTCACCAGCTATTATTTTAGAGACTGAATCTATTGTACCTTCTAATCTCTCCATACTTCTTTCCATTACTGCTATATCATCAGTCATTGTTTCAGCAAGATAAGTGAATCCTCCTGCTAGAGCAATAATACCTGCTGTCCACCCAAGAACAACTGCTAAAGAAGTTGACATAAGACCTGCTAAAGCTACAAAGGCTTTATGTGCTAACCACACATTAGTTGCTAGACTGTTAGTTAATGTTGATAAAACCCATATACCCCCAACAACTACACCAATCACTGTCATTAATGATCCTAAAGTCTCTATTGTTTCTCCATATCTTAATTTTAATCTTTCTACAATACTCAATAATTTTTGTATTGGGGTATAGCTGTCTGCATGCATATCGGCAAAATCATTCATTGTTCCTTCTGTGTCTTCTAGTATCTCTTTATATTCGCCTAATTCTTCTTTGGTTAATCCTGCTATCTCTAGGAACTTATCAAAATCCCCATCTGCCCTTCTTGCTGCTCTCTGTAGAGTGTACATAGCCTGAGCAGAGTTCTTAGAACTTTCACCTAAACCATATAGCACTGCTATAGCATCATCCATAGTTAAGCCCATATTGGTTAAATATATTCTTGATCTTCTCATTACTCTGTTAAAATCTGCTAATTCAAGAGAGGTTGCTTCAAAAGTATGTACTAATTTATCTCCATATCTCTCAACACCACCAGCATTGTCACCAAAAGCAGCAAACATAGGGATTACCTGCTCAAGAACAGGTAACATATTTTCACCCATAGCATCTGCTAAAGTGTCATACTGAATAGCAAGTCTTGCCAGATGTTCTTCATTTTGAATACCTCTCTGCATTAATGCTCTAAAACCTTTTACAACATCACTGGTTGGTCTAGTAACATTAGCAATATTAACTGCTAACTCTCTTAAACTTTCTGAATTTGTATCTAAAAAATAAGCAGTTCTTTCTAAGGTTTCTCTCATTCCTCTTTGTTCTCTGTTCATAACTTCAAGGGCAGTAGTTGCCCCTAAGACTGCTAGTGCTACTTTATTAAAGGCACTATCCAGTTCTTTAGCCAACTGCTGTCCTGATTTTTCAGCATCTTCTGCTGTCTTTGAGAAGTTATCAACTCCATTTATTAAAATATCGACTGCTCTGGACATCTTACTGCCCCCTTTGTTTTATTTTTTCCTTCATTTGATTTCTTATTCCCTTTTTTGCTATATTTGGTGTTTTACCTTTTCTCATATTACCACTATCAAAATTATTTTTCTCATTCTCCATTTCTTCTGCTTCTTTATTAATTGAGATCACCAAATACTGCATTTGGAGGGGAGTTAAATCTTTCATCTCCCCAAAGGAATATCCTTTTTCATGCAGTCTGTAATATAGGGAATTACTTTCCTCTACGAAATTTCTTTACCTCATCCAATTTATCTACACCAGTATATTCAAAAACTGCTTCTGATATTTCTTTAGGAACTCCTGGTGGTAATTTTCCTACATCTTCCATTGACCATTCTTCGTCACCAACACTTAATCCATATTTGCAAGCTAAGTATGTGCTCTCTTTTTCTAATTTTTGTACCTTAGCCACATCTATATCAAGACCTAAATTCTGTAACATCTCTGTTTTAGCCTTGTCTGAATCAGCATTTTTAACTTCTTTCAACTTAGAGGGGTCAATAGATTTAGTTGCTTTAATCCCACCAAGAATTTTGTCCTGTATCTCACTGTATTCTGCATCTCTAAGAGGTCTAATCAACACTTCTCCACCTAAAGATTTAATTTCTACTTCTTTACTATCTTCCACTGATTTTAGAATATCCTGTTTAGTTAATGCCATTTGTTTATTCCTCCTTATTAATTATGTTACGCTGTGAAACCTGTAAAATCTGTGATATAATCAACATCATTCTTCAATGTTGCGATAATTTCATACTGAGCATCTGCATCATAATATGCTCTAGCATCAACAGTCTGGGTTAATCTATCTCTACCAGAAGGTTGAATATTAACTGTTTCGTATAGAACATTAGGTAAGTGCAGGTCTAACTCAGCACCTCTAATTTCAACATCTGTTGGTGTGCCCTCTACATCTATTTCTGTTGTATAAGGAGCAGAACTAAAGATAAAGTTAATATTCATAACATCCTGAGCATCATCATCTGGTGCATCTACAGCACCCCAGAAGTGCTCTAACTGTTCGCTGCTATCAAACGCCATATCCATAGATGCTGTGACCTCAAAATCACCTGCAACTATTCTCTGAGGATACCTGCTACCTAAAACAACACCCACATCAGCATCAATGTTATTAGTAATCTCTAAGGATAGACTTTCTACTTCAAATACCTGTGTTTGCTCTCCACCCTTAACCCCAATCTGTACTGCTGTTTCATAAAAAGCAACAGGGTAGGCTGTTGATAAATGTAAATCCTCAATAGCTTGTATTGATTCTTTACTGTCTTTTTGTGCTGAAACATCAATAGTCACAAAAGCAAAATCATCATCTAATTCAAAACTTAAACTGTTGATTACACAACCTTGAAAAACCTGCTCAAATTGGTCTTTACCTACATTAATTGTTGCACTAGGTAATGTTAGTGAGTGTCTTGTTGGTGTAAACTCGTGCACAAATAATTCGTCCTCTGTTGTGCTACCATCAACATAATCCCCTTCTGGGTCAGAAGTAATTGTCATTGTTCCTGCATTGGTTTGATTAATATTACCTAAAGCAAGATAGAGTAAATGTGCTATTGTATGAATATCAAAAGCATACTCTAAATCACCTTCTGGTATATAAGCACCTGGTCTGCTAGTATGAACACTTCTACTTAATCCACCCTCATATCTCAATACAGGGTCGCTAGGTGCATCTAAACCAGCACTGGCAATATCTATATCTATAAATTGTTCTTCATCAGTGGTTGCATCTACTTTAGCCCCATATTCATCTTCAAGAGCAATTCTTGCATATCTTAAAACCTTTTCTTCCATTATATACTCACCCCTTTAATTAATTAGTTTAACTCTGGTCTGTATCTAAATCTTAATTCTAGTTCTGCCCCAGCACCAAAAGCATTTCTTCCGACTTCTCCTCTTTCGTCTCCCATTGTAAAACCAGTGCCTACTACATCTCTAACTTTACCTCTGATACTTCTATCTTTTATTAATTCATCTCTTGCTTTCATCACCATTTCAGTTGATAATTCTCTACCATCATTAGCATTTTTATCAATAACCAGTCCTATAATAACCACAGGCACTTGCCACTCCTCGTGGTTGCTCATTCCTGCATGTGTTATATTAGCACTATCTAAATAAACAGCAATTAAAGGTGGTTTTATTTTTGCCCCCTTCTCCCTTCTGCCTTTTAGAAATGTAATATTATTCAATTTAGGACTGATTGCTGAATAATCAACAGTCTGGATCATATCTAAAATAGTATCTTCTATATCAGATAATTTTTTATGTAACATTTTACACCACCTTACATAAATTTCTTCAATGCTTCACCAATATATTTACTTATTGTGTCTTTCTCACTTTCGATTGCTCTATCATAGTAAGGGTTGGGTTTTTGACCTCTAACACTTTTAGTATAGATAATCTCCCCATGCCATTCAAATCTTAAAAACTTTGCTGTCACAGGAGTTATCGGCTGCCCTGTTTCTCCATAGATACCAGTACCATCATGTACCCACCATCTATAAAAAACATCACTACCTATAGCAAATGTGGTATTATCCTGTTCCCACTTACCTACTTTGCTTATCATCTGCCCTGATTTCTTTGGCATTTCTTCCTTGACAACATTTAGTAAATTGTCTGTATATCTATCTAAAGCATAATTACTAGCTGCACTTGCATCTTTTTTAAGTCCTTCTAAGTCTGATAAATCGACTTCTATTTGTAAATCTTCTTTGGGCATAGTTAATCAGCATCCACATAAAAATCAAAGTCATCTTGATCAGTAACTACACCTGTATAAATTGTCCCCCTTGTTGAATCCTTAGCATTTCCAGTAGGTAATAATTCAAGGTCTGCTTTAATACCTTTAGTAACAACTACATCATCTACTAATTGAGCATTAAAATCATTAACCTCTATATATTGATTGGTTTGATCTCTAACTGCTATATTTAACATTCTACTAGCAATTCTTTCTGCTATGTCATCAACCATCACACTTCTCTCTACAGGGTCAACACTAAACTCATTATTAGTGTAGAAATCAATGTACTCTTTAGCTTTAACAAGTAATCCTTCTACATAAGTATCAAATTCTGATTCTGTATCAAAACCAAGCTCAGCAAACTCAATACCACTTCTTATTTTTGCATCTTCTACCTTACCATAAAAAGGCATTATTCATCACCTACTTCTTTAGGTTTATCCTCCTCTTTCAGTGCCCTTTTTAATTCTTCTTTAGTTAGTCCAGAGTAAACAACCCCATTTATCTTTGCTATTTTTTGTAAATCAGTTAAATTCAAGCTGTAATTAATTTTATCAACTGCTGCAACAGTTAAATCATCATTACTAAGAAAATCATTTAGGTTATCAATAGTACCTACAAATGTTTTCTGACTTAGTTTAGGATAGTATCTACCCTTAAATCCAACACTATACTTATTCTTATTCTGTATCGTCAGCTTCATCTTCTTCCACCTCATCCACATCTTCTACTTTTTGGTTAGGTTGTTTAATCCCCTTCTTTATCTCTAATTTTTCTATCAAATCATCTTTAAGCATTGTTGAGTAATTTTTAATCTCGGCTCTCCTGGCATATTCTTTTAATTCTCTCGCTGTATAATCTTCAATATGTTCAAAATCAACAGCCATCAGTGGGTCTGCATATTCCCATTTTAAGCCGACACAAGAATCAATCACTGCTACTTTATATTTATTAACAAAAACTTCTCTTTCTTCTTTAGGAGCAAATGATTTATTTGCTCTCTTGATTTCATTATTAGTTTTATTTTTAATTATTAACTTAGGCATTTTATTCCCCCTCTTTTTTGATAAAATAAAAAAGGGCAGAATTACACCTGCCCTAGTATTCTATTATATTCTATTTAGCCTGCTAATGGATGTGCTCCTGCTACTCCTGGATCAGTGCTTTCTGCATCATCAGTTTCATCAATGTCTTGTGCTGTAACAACAGCATTTTCATCTTCGTAACCTGCATCTCCTTCAAAGGTTAATACGAAGTCTGTTTGTCTTAACTTAGCTTCTCTTTCAGCTTCAAGAGTAACCTCGTGGAAGATACCCCAAACCATGTTATCTGGGTTTTGCAGCATAGCTGTAGTTGCATCATATCTTTCAAGCATTGGACTATATACTACAGGAATACCTTTGTAATATACAGCGTCATTACCCACTTGAATAGCATCTCCTAAGTTTGTACCTCTTGCTTTGAGTAAATCTCTGTAAGCATCCTCAATAGCAAATGGAACATAAAATCTCCAATCTGCTCTATTTCTTAGATACTTCTTAGGTAGAGCATTAAGCATAGACTGGAATAGATTTTCAGGATAGTTGTCTGCTGTGTCATCAAAAGCAGAATCATAAAGTTTGTTACCTGCTTTCTTAATCCAACCATCTGTCATATCAATTGGAGACCAGCCTTCATCATTATATAATGTAGAATCAAAGTCTGTACTAGCAAAAATACCATATTCTTCCATATCTCTACCAGCAGCTTCACCTAGTAATTGAACAATAGTATCTTCTAGGTTTCCTCTTTCAATATTTCTTCTTAATGCCTGGTCAGTGATAGGTGCAATTGCCATTAATTCATTAGCAAGTAAAGTATTAGTGCTTGTAGTAGGTGCAGTTTTATCACTTTCTGTGCCTTCTACACCTTTTTCTAATACTCTATCTAAAAATGCAATTCTATCAATGTTCATCTTAGGTGAATCCATTCTTTGGAATCTAGCAGCACCTAAAATATTAGCTTCTTCCTGCATCTCTCTTACAAAACTATCAAACTGCTGTGCGACAAGAACACTATCCCCCAACTGTGTAATGTTAGTTACACTTTTTTCAACACTTTTTTGAATTTCTTCTAACGCTTTCTTGTTATCCATTATGTAATCACTCCTTTAATTAGTTTTATTATTTTCTACTTCTTTTTCTACCAAAAGCATCTCTGCCTAATTCTGCTTGTCTTGATTTCTCTGTTCTCTGTGTTTTTTCTTCGTCATCCTGTCCTTCTGGTTGGTTACTCTTTCTAGTTACAAATTTCTTCTCAACCTCTGTTTTAAACTCTTTAAGGGAGGAGTTTTCTTCTCTTAACTCTGTAAGTTCGGATCTTAATTCTTTAAGAGTTTCATCTTCTTCCTCAACTTCTTCTTCCTCATCTTCTTCCTCAGTTTCTTCTTCTGCTTTCTCTACTTCTCCCTCTTTTTCTTTTTCTTCTGATTTTTCTACTTCTTCTTCCTCTACTTCCTCGACTTCTTCTTCTACCTCTTTTTCTACTTCTTCTTCTTCAACCTCCTCAGACTTAACTGATTCCAGTTTTTCATCTACATCAGAAAGTAGTTCTTCTTTAAATTCTTTGAGAATTTCAGTTAATTGCTCTTTATCCATATCTGCACCCCCTTTTTCAGAGTTCTCTGTATTTACTTCTTCTTCCTCGATTTCAGTATCTTCTTCACTTTTATCAGTAATAAAAATACTTTTGAGTGTCTGCCAAAAACCTTTATCTTCTTTCTCTTTGCTTTTTATACTAACAATCCTACCTTTAGGAACAGCAGGCTCATCAACAATACTAAAAAATGGAACTGTCCAATCTCTACCAGAATCTTCAATATCAGCTAAAGTTGTTCTTTTTAAAGCAGATTCAGACTTAATTACGCTGCCTATGTTTTCTTTAGGTACTCCCATGATAGAGAACCCTCTCATTCTACCATCTTTAATTGCTTCCCATGTATCATCATCATCAACTTTAACAGATACCATCCATGTACCAGCAGGCAACTCCATTACTTGCCCATCAAGACTAGTAACTTCTTTAGTTTCTTTAAGTAGATAACTCTCTACTGGATAAGCTACATTATTAAGAGTATGCTGTAAATCAACATTTCTATAATTTAGCATCCATTCGTGAGCAACTTCTTCTATCTTCTCTTTGCTGATTACATCACCATCTGTATCTTCCTCATCTGGGATTAATACAGCACCAGAAACAATCATTTTTTCTTCTTCATCTTCCTGCTTTAAGATAGTGCCCCTAATCTCTTTGCTTTTCTTACTCACATTAATCTGAGGATATTTACCTGTAATATTCTTGATCATGAATATCTCAGATACAGGATCAACTTCTTTATTGACTACCTGTTTTAGAGTTACATCTTCAATATTTTTAAGGATGTACCCTTCTTCAACTTCCTCTTTCTCCCCAAATGTGATTTCAGTATCCTCACCAACTTCAAACTCTGCACGATATAGTTTATCAGTTACCATATTAACAAAAACAATATAGTTTTTATTATCTTCTCCAACATTCATAAAAGTTGACACTTTATAGGTATCAAAATCATCTTCATTCATGTCAGATGAGTATTTGTCAAATTCATCCCAAACTTTATATTCTAATTCGGAAAGAACTAACTCCACACATTCTTTTTCAAGTAAAGCCACATCTTCACCTCCTTTTTCTGACGGATATTCTCCTGTTTCTTCATAATGTGTCTCTGCACAGATTGCCTGTGCTTCTTCTTCTGTCACATCTTGTTCTTCCATTATTGTTTCTACACAATCTTCAAAATCTGTGAAATCACCAAAAGGCACAAAAACACCTCCTTACTTTTTATGTGATATACTATATCCAGCTAGGCAAAAAAATACCTTTCTACTAGTAATATACAACAACGATAACTATTATTGAACTAGTTTTTGTAAATAATTGTCATTTAATCAAAATAAACTTTATTTCTACCTGTCATTCCATCTCTGTCTATTAAAAAGAACATTTGGGCAGGTCTTGAAGACACATTTAATTGGTTCTGACTATAATTGTCATTACCCACTAAAGAAGGAACCCCTTTTCTCTCATAATTAACCCCTTCCCCACTTTCATGGTGCAGGTGTCCATTAATAATGTAGGTATTTTTACCCTGTAGATTTAAAGCGTGAATGATATTAAGAATGTCATTCTCTTTAGTATTTGTTCCTCCTCTTAAATTGTTCCCATGAGTAAAGACTAAATTACTGTTCAATAGTTTAACCACTTTAAAATCTCTCTTTTTAGTATCTACTAATATATCTGTCCCTTCTAACCAACCACCTGTAATGCCTAAGATTAAAGCATCAGCATTTAAAGTATCATCACTATGGTTACCTGTTACACCATAAACTTCTACTTTATCATGATGTTTTCTAATTCCTAAAATAAACTCTGTTAAATGTTTAGCACATTGTAAAACCTGTTTTTCTCCTGTTACATCTTGATTATGTACTTGTCCTGGATAAGTTCTGCTCTGTGGATCATCAGCTATATCCCCTAAATTAACAATAATTACTTTTTGTGGGTTTCTTAATTTTATTTCTTCTATTATCTTCTTTCTGTATTTATCTATTCTTTCTTTAAAGATACTAGAGTTGTATTCATTATCCCCCAACAGTTGTTCTTTTAGCACTTTCTTACCATAATGCCAGTCAGATAAAACTACTACTAAAACATTATCTTCTTTACTATATGTAATCTCTAAATCATCCAACTCTATCTTTATTGTTCTTAAATCTTTTTTCATTTCCTCTATAACTCTGTCTGTGTAGTAGTCATCTTTTAAGTGCTTATCTGCTAACTTTCTTAGATACCTCATTTCCTCAGCAGGTTTCATTTCTTTAATCTTTCTCTTTTTGTTCTGAATTATTTGCTGCACTATTTGTTTAGGATCTTTTTCAAGTATTTCTTCTTCTGTCACTGGCAATTCTTTATGTACTATTCCAAATGTTTTAAGTATAAGTTCTAAATCATCAAGAATAAAACCATTTTTAACTGCTGTTTCTTTCTTTGTGATCCCCAACTCACAATAATCATAATATATTTGTTTTAATTCCTCTTTGGATAAATCCACTTCTGCATTATCTTTATTAATCTTATAACCGTTTTCTGTTTTAGATACTTTAGCTTTGCCTTTTTGGTTAAGATATTCCTCAAACTCATCTAAGTCCACTTCTTCTTCCTCTGTTTCCCCTTCTTTTCCCCATTTATGTGTGCTAGGATCATATTCATAACCATATTTCTTTAGCCAATGATTTATGGTATCCTTATTCTTATTAAATCTATCACCCACACCTCTTGTCCCTAATTCGTTAACCATATCAACTAAAGTTTCTGGTTTATGCTTTAACTGTTTCCACTTCATTAAATTCCCCCTTATATTCTATCTAATAAATCTTCTTCATAAAAATATGGTTGCCCAACTGGTGCCATCTTGTTTCTAGGCATAATGTAAGGAAAAAGATCGCAACGACATCTGATTATATCCTCTGGTGCTCCTGCTTTATCTCCTGGATATTGCAGCCCATTACTGAAAGGATCACCAACTTTAACTATCTGACCATGCAAAGAAACATGATCTGCTATGTCATAAGGACTATTACCTCTTACTGCTTCATCTTCTGCTGTTATCCATTGGTGATATTCTATTCCTATCTCTTTCTCTGATTCAAAAGAACTTAATTCATTATAAGAATGTAGCTCTGTTTCTGCTATCCTTTGTAATTCATAATCACTCATGTTATTAAATTTACTTCTTAAATTCTCTCTTAATTCATTAGCAGATAAGCCCTCTTTTCCTGCATTACTTACTATTTTTGTTATATCCCCTGTCATTCTATCTAAAGTTTGCTGACTTGCTTCAAAAACTGTGCTTTGTAATTGACTTTCTACTCTATCCTGAACATCAACTAAACCAACATCCATTCCTAATTGCTGTAAACTGGATACTGTCTGACCTGCTCCTATAGCAGCAACAATTCCTCCATATTTAAGCAATTCATCTCTATATTCATCTAATAAATCTCCCATTCTCTGTTCAATTGTTCTATTAATATTGTTAGAGTTTTGCACCCCTTCTCTCTCTACTAATCCTTCTATATCATCAAAAACAGGGTCAAAAAGACCCTGCAATTCACCTGTTAACTCTCTTTCTGCATTTCTTTGTTCTGCTGTCATTTTCACAATTAGGTTAAAATAATCTATATCTCCTGGTGTTATAATCATATCTCTACCCTCTTTTCTTGTTCAATCTGTTCTTTAGCATAGCAGTAAAACTCTCTACATCTTTATCTTCTGCCTTCTCTATACTATTAAAACTAGGAGCAGGTTGTTCAGAATTAATCTTATCCACTGGTTGCCCATTTATGTAGTATTTATTCATATCTTCATTGTCGGAAGGTTGAATACCATAATCTTCCCCTAAATTTCTAATAAGATCATTAGGTGTTGCTGCACCATTCTTAAAGAGAAAACCTAAAACTTCTGTATCTTTCTCAATACTGTCAACATCAATAGAGTTTAGTTTAAACTCCCAATCTTCAATACCAAAGTTATGCTTTACAATATATCTATTAATGTAATCCTCTATCTCTTTCTGTCTAGGGTTTAATACACTCTCTTTATAAATTCTATTAGTTTCATAAGCTGTATCTCCACCCAGACTTTGAACATCACCAATACCTATTCTATTACCAGGCACAGCGTGTGCAACAATTACTTCATCTCTATTATCTTTTCTAAACATTCTAAAACTGGCATCTTTGGTTTCTACTGCTAAAGGCTCAAAAGTAACTTTAACATTCTCTCCCATACCAGATGTATTGCTAGGAATACCAAAAACTAAACTGCTGTGTGGGTTCTTTCTTACTTTAGCAAGGCTTTCTTCTATTGCAGTTACTACTTTTGGTTTTCCTTCTTCATCTGTCTCTAAATCATAATCACCTGTGATATACACTGCGTATTGAGGAACACCATGATTCTTAAAGAACTCATTATTATAACTTTGTTGTGCTAAGTTGCCCCAGATAGCACCCAAAGCGTTAATTATATCAGGAATACCATAGTAATCACTTCTAGGGGTGTAGTTTTTCATCATAATCATATCATTTGCTCGTTCTTCTGGTTTTAACTCTCCTGGTGGGTATTCTTTCCCTGTTTCTTTATGTACATCTTTTTCTAAAAATGGGTGCTTAAAATATACAAATTTACCTGCTCTTTTCTGAACAA